ATTCGCTCCTTGGAGGAGCAGATCAATCCTTATATTTTGTCAGCTTTTGCTAATGATTTTTGCATTGACGCTAATCCCTGGGACGACTTTGACCAGGATTCAGCCAATCGGCTGTTTAACATGTACGATTAGAATAGGTTCATTGAAAGCATGAAAAGCAAAATGGAGCGCTCGGTTGAACCCCGTGAATTCGAGCTACCGCTTGAACTTCAATTTGCTATGCGGAAAGCAGAGCTTCAGTCAGAAGAAATGACATGGGAGGAGCTTCGTTTCGCATTGCTTAATCTCTATCACCAGCGCATGATGGAGTGGTACGCAATCAAGGATATTATGGCGAGCGAAAATATCGAGATCGACTGGGATCATCCAACCGATCTCGAATTAGCTGAACTTGCGGCTGCTTGTGTCTACGAAGAAGATGACGAAGATGAAGATGATCTTCAGCCGTTCTGAGCTTCTGTAAACGTAAGGAGGCGGTCTAAGTACCACTGAGCTTTTGCCAGGTCAGTCTTGCCGCCTTTGTGACGCCAACGCCATAAATACTTCACGCAATTACCACGCAGATAGCCTTGGTACTCTTCTGCCGTTAACTGCGCTTCAATTGCTTCAATGCACTCAACACCGCCGCCGTCAGTGTAATGGGGTGGGTGATTGACCTGATCAGGTTGAATGACAGGAGCTTCTTCTTTAGTTGCCCAGGGAACAGGACACACTCCTCCTGGGCAATCACTCAGTGCATCCACGGGATCAAACCATTCATTCCTACTGGTTGTCCCTCGGGATTCCCTTGCCATACTTAAAATTTGTTAAAATTTAAGGGTAGCAGAGTTCCAGCTCTCTACCCACGGCAACCAGGCTAATTGGTCACATGAGTATTTTAGACGGTTTTAAGACCTGCCGCAAAGGCCTGCATACATATCCAGGGGATCTTCGACAGTGTCCAGAATGCAAAAAGCTTTCTCGGCAAAAATGGAGCCAAGCTAATCCAGAAAAGAAAAAAGCGAGCGACAGGACTTGGCAACAAAAAAATCGCGAAAGAGTACGTAAAAACCAAAACAGATGGAATAAAAACCATCCTGACCGCAGAAGCAAAATGAATCTGCGCTGGCAAAAAGAAAACGCTGAAAAAGCAAACACTTTAACAGCAAAAAGACGTGCTAGAAAAAAACAAGCAATACCCCCTTGGGTAAATATGGAGGCCATTGCTAAGATTTACAAGGAAGCTTCTGCTCTAACGAAGAAGACAGGTATCTTACATTGTGTTGATCATATCTATCCACTACAAAGCAAGTACATGTGCGGTTTACACGTAGAGACAAATTTACAGATTTTAACTAAATCCGAAAATTCGATCAAAGGAAACCGTACTTGGCCCAGTCAGCTCGACTGCCAAAAGGATTAACGACGGAGCCCGCGACGTTTGGCAGACAGAGTCATTTCGTCTTCACCTGGCTCACCAAGGTCCAGAATTAACGCCTTGGGCTTAGGGCTTGCGCCCATAGCAAGACCTTCTTCAGCGCTCGGGATGTAACCCGTCAAGCCAGGGCGTTCTTGGTTGCCTTCCAGGGCTAAGTTAGTGCGTTCAAGGCCTTGCTCAGTCAGTGTTAAACCACGATTAAACTGATCATATAGTGGCACATCATTCTCTTCATTTGCGAGAGGCTGGCCAAAATCTTCTTCGTCTAGACAGCGGCACATAATCTCGTCTTGTACAAAGCTATCCAGAAAGCCTGCGGCAGAATGCATCACGGCGTTTAATTGGTTTACTGCTTTTACAATAATAAGATGGCAAATACGTATAGACCTAATTACGACCCCCGCCAGGATTCTGGATCCTCTGGTGCGGAAGTCAACGACTTAAATCCTGGACGTTCTTATCGTGTAGACCTAAGGCGGCTCGATGCAACTGAACGTGAATCAGCAAATGCAGCAGGAACAGGTAATCAAGCAATAGAAGAAAAAGTCAATAAATACCTTGCCGCAGCAAAAACTGCCAATGAATTTAGGCAACGTGCAGAACTTCAAGAGCCCAATTTAAGAGGCAAGGTTCCCAAGCAACGTGCAACCATTGCTGGTGTAGAACTACCAACAACTGGTGACAAGCAGGGACCCGTGGGAAGCACAAGCTATGCACGAGGCCCCAAACGTTACTCAGGAACCTTTTACGGTTTTGGTTAAACCTGGCTATAGACAACCTCATTCGGTTGATCTTGATACTTGCCCTTCCTGTCTTGATAAGTGGTTTGACAGGGATTTCCTCGATAAAACAATAATTGTGTGATACCTTCATTAGCATAAATGCGATTGAAGAGGCCAGTACAATTACTGATCTCAAGAGTCAGGTATCCTTCCCAGCCACTTTCCGCAGGCGTGATGTTAACCAAGATACCCGACCGTGCATAAGTAGATTTTCCAACAGCAACAACAGTGACATCCCTGGGAAGCTTCAAACGTTCTTGTGCAACGCCAAGACAATAGCCATATGGAGGAAGGAGAAAGTATTGTCCACGTTCATCCTCCAATAAATCTGCAGGCTTTAAGATGTCGGGATCAAAGTCTTTTGGATCACAATCACCGGATTGAATTTTGCCAAAAATTAAACATTGTTTAGGAGACAAGCGGATGTCATATCCGTAGGAGCTAAGACCGTAGCTTAGCAATTTACGATTATTTTCTTTATTGACCAGATGGTCAACAAAGGGAACAATCATTTCTTCCTCTTCGGCCAGTTTCTTGATTTCCCAGTCGGCCAGAACGCTCATACCTGTTTTTAAGCTCCTGTTTAATATACGGTATTTTTGGGCAATTACAGGAGAATGCGTCCGCGAATCGAATAGGTTTCTTGAAATCTTTCCGTAGAATCCTCAACGTCATCTTTGGGCTGCAAGTATACCAAAAACGACGTGCAGGTGTTGCGTGAATCCATAGTTTTTGATGTATAAAAATAACGATTAAGCGTTGGGGTTGTCCTCAAGATGCACACAGGGTGATCAAAAATATCTTGAGAGTATCTAAACATGTCAGGGCAATTACAAAAGAAAATGCCCTGTTTTATTTCGCCTGTCAGCCATTTCTTTTTAAGTACTTTCCACCATAGCGAATAGCCTGAAATCAAGGTTTTGGCAGTGCTTCTTGTCTTTTGCCATCTTTGATTTTTTGTGTGCCAAAAATAACTGTAATTAGGAGGAAACAAGTAGACATTCCCCCACCAGTCCTGGTCATTTAAACCGTCATCAGTAACGGTGTAATACGATTTTGCTTGTACGTATTGATTTGCAATATCAGAACTTGCCGGATCCAATTCAATGCCGCCCATGACGAGATGAGCAGCATTAACAAGATCCGCATTCGAGATCCATTCGTACTCTTCAACTTTTTTATTACCGAGAAAAGCAGGCATTATGCGTCAACAGTCTTGTTGTAATCAATCTCTAAATACCTAATACCATCTTTGTCGTTAATAATGTAACCAGCTTTTTCTTCTGGATCTATTTTTTGTGCGGCCTGCAAGATTCTCCTGAAAGTTTCCGCCAGGTCACCATTGTTTTCACGCTCACAAGACTCCATGGCATGGTCCAATTCTTTAAATGTCATAAAGAAAACAGACCGATCCTTGCTTTCGGGCTGGAAACAAAGCACACCAGGGCCTTCAGCTAGCCAGAACTTGTAATACTGTTGGCCCATGTCGCCAAGGATCAGGCGAACAGTCGCATCAAGAGCCTTGGTACTACCCTCGCTGAAATCATTATTGAGGGCAGCAGCAATTAGTTGCTCACGTTTTTTCATTCAACAGGCCCTGCTTGGTTAAATTTTCTAACATCTTAGGCTGTGGCACATAGATGACCACAAGTTTCCCAAGGCTACCACGTTTTTTAATCAATTTGTTATGCTCGTCTTTTAGCTTGGTAAACTCTCCAGATCTTATCAGATATTCCGCAACACATCTTAATCTTCTTTTTAGATTTAGATCTGCCTGCGGAAATCGACTGCAGATAGCGTCTGGTTTCATATCTTGAAAAGCCAACCGTAGTCTATTGGCAAGAGTCATTGAAGCGTACTGATCTTCTTCTTCCGTAGTTTTTAAAATGGTCAGATATCGTTTTAGGCACCCATCATCAAACGAACCATATGGCGGCAAAAAATTCTCTACTTGTAAAGCCAATGATTGCGGAAGTTTGTCGATGTAGTTGTCAACGGTCACTTCCTCGATGACAACATTTTTAAAACGATACGACATTATTTATTTACCTCTGATCCTGTATAGCGTTTTACACTTTCAAGATCGTCTTCTTTTTTATACAACGTCTTTGACCAAAACATTGTTTCATCAGTTGGATTGTTCTTGGTAAATGACATGATCAACTTATTCCACGGAATCCGAATGATCGGTTTTTTACCCATTTCACGCGTTAGATTCACATAATGAATTCCCTGGATCCAGCCCTGCTCTGGCTTCCTTTTACCAAGTAGAATCCAGTTGCGGATCGTTTGATCAGATACGTTGAGCCTCCTGGCACACTCCTCAGTCGATATGTACTCATCGGCAAACGCATCTGGATTTAGCTGGTCTGTTTCACCAGTGTTGTATCGTGCACTCCAAAGACTGTATAAGACATTCCTGATTGAACGCAGTTCAAAACTAATGTCTTCTAGTCCCTTACGTAAACCGTAACTCATTTGCGTCATCGTTCTTTTTAGATGCTAACGTAATAGCACATGTTTTGAGACAATGAATCTCCCCGGTCCTTCCAGCCAACCTTTCCCCGGCGAGCAAGAAATTCCAGCCGTGACTCCGAATCAAGAAAACCCGTTGTTAAATCCTTGGGAACAAGAAAGACTTGAGCAACTGAAGCTACAAGCTCAACAACTTAAAGAAGCAAAGAACGCCATGCTTAGAGCTCAGATGCCAATGCAACAACCTCAAGTTGTTTATGTGCGTCGCAACTTAACCGTTGCTGAGCTTCTGGTTGTTTTTGTTCTTTCCTGTGGAATTGTAACAGGTCTTCAGTGGGGTTGGGGTTTTGTTTCTAACAATTTGCCTCGAATTGAAGTAAAGGTTCGCTAAATAAGCCAGGCGTATAATTAGGGAAAGAACTGCGTAAAAAATAGGTGGCAAACCGTAGGATCACGGAATTTCCCGCTATCAATGGGGCCGACATCGACGAACAGGACTTGCTAACGCTCGTTCATGTTTTCGAGGTTGACCCCACTTTACGTAACAAAAAAATTACGTTCACTCAATTCAAAGAGTATTTAGATGTTTACTATGCTCCTGCGAGTGGAGCTACGTTTAGCGGTAATGTCATTATTAACGGTAACTTAACAGTCACAGGTAGTAGCAGTTTAAATACCTTAACCGTAACTGGGGCAACAACTTTTAGTGGTATTGTTGTTCAAAACAATGCGACTATCAGTGGAACCGTCAGCGGTCTGACCGTAACAGGCACCAACATTCAAGGCACAAATGTTAATGGTGTTACGGTAACAGCGACGACCGTAACTGGCGCCAGTGGACTCTTTACAAGCGGTCGATTTCAAGCTCTTTCTGGTGCAACAATTACAGGAGGACAGATCAATTCTCCCTCTGGTATTTTTACGTCTTTAAGCGGAGCGACAATTACGGGTAATACCGTAGACGCAACCACCGGTACCTTCCAATCTCTTGCCACACCTTTACTTAATGTCAGCGGAAATCTATCCGTAGCCAGTGGCTTAACTGTCACAGGTCTTGGGCAGTTTGCTAACGGCGTTCAAGTCACCGGCACTTTAAGTGGTACGACCATTACGGGAGCCACAGCTCAATTTAGCTCCGTAACAGGTGTGTCTGGTGTTTTTACCACACAACTTTCAGGGGCTACAGTTACAGGTAACACGGCTTTATTTTCAAATACCACAGGGGTTTCTGGCACATTCACCACGGTTGTTTCAGGTGCGACCGTAACTGGTAATACAGGAGCTTTTGGTAATGTAAGTGGTATTTCAGGTATCTTTACACAAGTATTATCAGGAGCTTCAATAACCGGAGATGTTGGTAACTACGCAACGCTGACGGGAGTTTCCGGTACGTTTACAACGTTATCAGGGGCAACAATTACGGGAGATAGTTTAAACGCAACAATTATTTCTGGTATATCCGGTGTTTTTAATAGCCGTGTATCTGCAACAACCGTTAGCGGTTCATCGGGTATTTTTGCAGAAATTAATGGCACCTCAGGCACTTTTACCACGAGGATTTCTGGCGCAACAATTACTGGAAATACTATTACAGCTTCTTCTTTAACAGGTGTTACCGGGGTTTTTACTACCAGTGTTTCTGGTTTATTGGTCACAGGAGACACCGGAAGTTTTACAAATTTAACGGGTATTGCGGGTGTATTCACCACAAGTATTTCCGGCGCAACAATCACTGGAAATACTCTTCAAGGAACTTCAGGAGTCTTTGTTAACCTCAGTGGTTCAACTATTACCGGAATAACGGTTAATGCTGCAACCGGCGTATTTAACACTCTTGCTGCAACCAACCTTGCTTTTACCAACACCACGGTATCTGGTAATTTAAACGTTCTCGGATCAGGTTTCTTTGCGTCAGGTGTTCAAATTACAGGAACACTTAGTGGCACAACTATCACAGGAACGACAGGCGCATTTGGAAGCATCACCGGATCCACGTTAAACATAACAACTCCCTCTGGCGCAACCGCCGCAATTGTCTGTTCTGGCGTTGTATCAGGCGGGACTAGTGGATTCATTATCCAAAGTCCCCTGGTAATTTTGCCTTGATCTTCAGTTAAAATAAACAAAAAGAGACAACAAAATGGCTTACGGTGAAATTAAAGTCGATACCATTACTTTTACAGATGGTGGTGTCGACAAAAGTATTTCAATTTCAGGGTTAGTTCAGAACCCTACTTTTAGTGGAGATATTACAGTAACAGGAACTATTTCCGGCAACACGCTCCGGGGACAAACGGTATCTGGGATAACAGTTACTGGTGCAACAGCGGCTTTTACAAGTGGTACTTTTATTTCTTTAACAGGAACGACAATAACAGGAACTACGATTCAAGGTACAACAGCTACTTACACGACAGGTGTTTTTACTTCTTTAACAGGAACAACAACAACTGGTGTTACTGCAACGTTTACTACGGGTAGTTTTACTTCTTTAACAGGAACAACAACAACTGGTGTTACTGCAACGTTTACTACGGGTAGTTTTACTTTGTTAACAGGAACTACGACGACTGGCGTTACTACAACGTTTACAACAGGTAGTTTTACTTCGTTAACAGGCGGGGTTTTTACGGCAACTTCAGGCGTTTTTGCGTTGGGAAGCGCATCTACGCCCTCTATCACTTTTACAGGAGATCTTAATACAGGCATTTATTCTCCTGGTGCAGATCAATGGGCCATCGCAACCTCTGGCACCCTCCGCTTAAATGTTGCATCAAATGGTGTTGTTACCGCTAAAAATGGTGCAGTTGCGGAAATTGGTACACTTACTGATGGCGCTACGATAACCCCTGACTTTGCAGCAAATTGCAATTTCACCGTCACGCTCGGTGGCAATAGA